AAAAAGCGAAGGCGACCTTAGTCTCCCTCGCCTAATTATTAATTAATAAATTACTTCTTAATAAATTCTGTTGGTTCTGGTATATCCTGAACAGTATTATCAGTCTTAGGACCTACCTTAACAAAGTCTTGATCTCCAGCTGAGCCTTCAAATGATGTTCCAGCAACTTCAGCTTTAATCTTAGCGTCGTCCCAATCAAGAACATCTTTCCAAGCATCCAACCAATCTGCATTAACAGTATTTGCAACATCACGCTTTACATAGAATACATGATTTGTAACAGAAGTTACATCATCACCAACTGCATCTGAACCAAGTACACCACGATGTACACAGTAATAGATTGTAAATTGGTCATATTGTGCACCAAGAATTGGAGCCTCATCTTCAAGAATATGGCCAAAACGTAGATTTGCATTAGTCGGCAAGCGCATGTTCTTCATGATGTTACGATAAGTGCCAAAACCAGGATTATTTACCTTAGTTAATTGTACCATACTAGAACTTACATTACCTTCTGATTGCTTATAAGCATCCATTTCTACGAAGTCTTGTTCATCCTTATCCCATACTTCAATAGCTGCTTTCTTAATAACTTGTTCACCAGAAATACCCTCGATAACAATCTTACCAGAATCATTCTTAATGTTAAACAACTTATCTTCATATACTGCCAACACATACCTATTAGCAATCTTAACTACTGAATCTGCAATTTGTGTAGCTGTCATACCAACTTTAACAGGGAACTCAATCATAATAGGACGGCCTTTATAAACCAAACTATTAGCATAACGAGAATCCTGAGAATCTGTTAGACCGATATATAAATTAAGTCTAAATACCTTAGGCTTAGCTGTAACTGCAGCTACTACATTAGTTAATGTAAATTCTACTACAGGAGCTACTTCATCTTGATATTCACGAATATAAGCTGCCTGAATATTTTCTTTCTTAAACTCTAGATGGCGTTTAACCATTAAAGATTTATGTACTGTACCGTCGGTATCAGTTTTAGTTACTTTAGTTAAAAGGTCTTTCTTTGAAGTCCAATCTTTAAGACTATTTACTACAGTTGTAGTTGAAAAATTAAACATAATTATTTATAAATTTATTTTGTCTATCCATGAATTGGAGGAACGATAGACTAAGAAACTGGAATATGTGTTTGTAATCTTGGATCACTAGCGTTTTCCATTACAATTTTAACCAATTCATTAACAATCTCTAAACATACATAATCTGGAAATTCTAGAATCTAAGATGTATCAATTACTAAATCAAGTTGTTCTTGAGTTAGTAATATATTCTAAGGAACTCTTAAATAATCTATGTATACTGCAACTAATGATACACCTTTGGTATATCCTGTACGAATTTCCATTCTAACATTAGAAGCATTGCCATATCTTAATTTAGGTTTTTTATCTACTAAACTAGTGTATTCTCCTTCTGCTACTTTAAATATATCACTTAGTAAATCAGTACCTCGCCCCTCCGATTCTGGATCATTAGGTATTGGACTATTTTGTATATTTATAGAATTATCATTAGGAAATTCTTTATTTGCACCAGTATGTATATTATTAAAATAATAGTAAGGTCTTTTATATGTAGGTTTCATATAATAATTATTCATTACTTCTCCCCACATATCTGCAGTTAATCTACTAGCTTTATAATGTACATACTCATCTAATTCTTTACATTTATTTACAGGCTATGTTACATTAAATTCACATACGCAATTTAATAAATGATAATAATCAGATGGTAAATCTACCTGATAATTACCCTTAGAATATAATTTATCAGTATTATTATTTATATTAGTTATTGGGATTTTTACTGTAGATTTTAATACTCTTAAATCATCAGTAGTTTGCTATGTAGTATCATATATATTATAAATTCTATTAGCATATTTATAAGTTGCTACATTAGCCCAATAATTAAAATCCTATAAAAGAATTGCAGGCGCATTTACTTTGTTTAACTCTGTTAAAAGCGCCTCCCAAAGTTGCCTGGCTGTCATTTATTATTATTTTTTATCTTTATCCTTTTTATCTGGATTTCCAGAAGCATATAATTCAGGATAAGTATCTTTACGAATTAAATCTAGAACACGTTGATTCTTAGGTTCTTTCATCCAGCTAATTACAGCTTTATCAGATGCACCTAATATAGTAGTATCATACATATAAACTCTATCTTTAATTAATATCACCTTATTATCAACTGCATCAATTAATAATAAACGTAATTGAGTATCAGAGCCAGTATATAAATCAATAATCTTATCAGGGTCTTTTTCAGCTACTTTAATTAAGAAGTCTTCAACATCTGAAGCTGCTGCATTGTACATACGTTTACCAAGTAATTTAGCTTTAGTAAGCATACCAGTTAAACCTTGTTCGTCACCTAAAATAAAGTTAATAGCTTTATGTACTTTCTTTTTACGAGATACTCTAGCTGTTGCAGCTTCACCTGGCTTATATACATAAAGTTCAGCTATACCATAACGTGGCCTTTTAGAAGACATATCTGCAGTACCATCTATAAGGTAATCTCCTTTAGCATCCTTTGCAAATCTATCAAATGCAATTAATGGACAATACTTAATAGCTTCCCATTCAGCATTTTGAATTTCATCTTCTAAATTAAAGGTTGTGCCATCTTCAATAGTAAAAGTTTCATCTTCTTTTATAAAATACTTTCCACTATTCTTATCAGGATCTGATAAAATCATATCTCCATTAGAGTCTACACGTCTTACACAATCTGCATATCTACCAGTTTTAGGGTTTTTACAAGGTTGTATAAGATATTTCATTCCTACTTTTCCCCATACACTACGAAGAATTATAATATTTCTTGATGGGTCTAAATTTTCGTTGTTCATATTAATTCATTAAAATATTATATTTAAAAAATATGTAGAAGAGGTGTTAGGCTCTTCTACATTATCTATATATTAGTATAAAATCTTTATTTTATATATTATCAAATTTCACGAAGGATAAAGCTACGATAAGGGTTGAATACACCAACACCACTGTAACCCCAGTTGATAATCTTAGAGCCTGCTACTGGACTAGATACTTCTCCAGAGCTTAAACCGTCGATTCCGCCTACTCCGACGAAGCGGTTAGTGATAAAGTCGCCGTTTTTCAACGTAAACATCTAAATAGGGGGCTCACCGCCTACAGTATCAGCGGTTAAATCAAGACATATCATGAATGCCTTATCATAACCATACTCTCTAGTAATGGTCTTATCAACTCTAAATGAAATTTGATTACCCATAAATTCATAAGACTGGAATGTAGCACCAACATCTACATAACCATTAGCTGCCTTAGAATACATGAATGTACCATCAGTCTTGAAGTCAGCAAGATAATGACCTAATACTTGATTTACTAACATAAATGCTCTATCATTTACTATAAACAAGAATTTATTACCAGTAGATTGATCAGCACGGTCAATCATCATAGCAATAACAGTATTGAAGATGTTTACAGATAATTTAGAGAATGCATATTTATGTGCAAATCTTTCAATTTGTGGAATCATACCATCGCCGATTAAAATCTGACGACCAGTATCAGGATCTACGATGGTTGCCTTCCCGTTAATATCGACATTGCTTTTATTAAACAATACTAAGCTAAAAAAGCAATTATATTCACTACATCACTGTAGGATTAGACTATATCTTTAATTTTTAATGTATATCCTTTAGTACTTCTATTTACACCCCTTAAAACTTTATTAACTGTAGAATTATCCAAGTTTAATTCCTTACAAGCTTTAGAGATACTGTCATATTCCCCAACAAATTCACCTGTTAATTTATATACTAAAACTGCCTTTTTCTTATTCTTTTTCATATAGGCAGGAATACTATCAAATTTTTCAAGTCTTAGTTGTTTATTATTAACCAATGTTTCAGTTTTAATAGCTGTAGTTAATTTTTTATTAGAAGGAATATTTAAGTATTCGTGTATTTCTTTAAATGGAACAGCCTTTTCAAAATTTCCATTCACATCATATACATAAATTATTTTATTTTTTAATTCTAAGCGGGGTTTTGGAACATATACGTCATATAATTGTAAGCTATAATAATTATTTCTTGTACAAGCTCCTTCTTTAATTCTATTATATAATTCAGAAGGTGAATAATTATTTTCAATAGCTGCTTTATTTATTGATGTATATATAGCTAAACATTTACCTTGTTTAGAATATTTGTATACTTTTTGTGATTCATTTGGATTAGAGTATTCAGATACATTAATTATGTTATAATAACTCCAATAATATCCATATAACCTATTTTTATTATTAATAGCTTGATATATACTTTCTTTCCAAGTTTCTAAAAATTCAGAAACTTCATATACATCTTCCCATTCTTTTACTAAATTACCATTTGTATCGAATTGATATATTTTATTTCTATAATAATAAAGTGGCCTAACATTTCCTCCTAATATTAAATTATATGTATCATTTCTATTTACAAATTCATAATTTACTAATTCTCTTTCTTTAATATAAGCGTCTTCTTCCTTATCATATATAAATAATATAGATCTTTTAAAATTTGCTGTACCGTATTTCTTAACTGCAAATTGAAAAGGATATTTAGGATTCATATAAGTACTAGGGTAGTTTATATTAACTCCATTTCCTATATATCCATCGAAGATGTTTACATCCTTAGTTTTATGTACTCCAATATAGATTTTATTATTTACTATATTGATTGTTTGATATACAATATATTTAAAATTATTCTCCATTTTAATTTTATAAAAAAATTTACCCTAAATCGGATAGTCGTTGAACCTTATATATAGTCGGACGTTCCTTACTATTATATCTTGGCTGCTGATTGTCTTATTAATTAATAAGATTTCCAGCAATTAAAAGAATTTTAAATGACCTATTGTTTAAGCCATTATTACGCACCTCTAAGAAGTTTTCAAGGAGATCTTTCTCCTTTTTATTCATCTTATAGATGGTATCTGTTAGTTTATCTTTAGAATCTCCTTCAGAAATCTTAATAAACTTGTCTTCTTGTGCAGCAAATAATGCTGAATAACTAACATCTACACGGTGTGTAGTAATATAGTTACGATGTTTCTCGATATTTGATTGATATTTTACATACAATTAAGTTAATCAATATTTTTCAATATTGTTCAGACTATATCTTAATCTAAATATTTAAATACAAATCCTTTACAATGATCTCTTTTTCC